TAAAAAGTCAAGCATTAAATGCAAATAATTTAATGCAATACTTCTTTTTGCTATTTTGCACTATTTCTTATTTGTTTTTTATTAAAAATGGACATACTTCCCCTTTCCCCATAAATTTATAATTTTATGCGGTTAGACTTGCAATCTCTATATCAAACATGTATGATGCTGTTCTTCCCTCAAATAGCTTTCTTGGATAGTTATTTATCCAGTCCTCAACTTTCTGAATTTCACTTTCAGTCATGCTATCAAAGTTCGTACCTTTCGGTATCTTTCTTCGCACTAATCTGTTTTGATTTTCATTGCTTCCTCTCTCAAATGAACAGTATGGATGGCAGTAAAAAACTTTTGTTCTGTTATCTGCTGGAGAAACAACTGACCTCTGCATTCTCTCCCAATCAGCAAACTCCGTTCCATTATCTACAGTTATTGTCTTAAATATTTTCTTGAACTTATCTCCCCATTTTAGTTCTATTTTATCTAAGCTGTTACACACCTGCTCCGTGGTATGTTCTTTTAGCAGACAAATAATTTCTGCCCTTGTCTTTCTCTCAGTCAGAACTAAAAGACTATGTTTACTTTCACCTCTCTTACCTATAACGGTATCCATCTCCCAGTGTCCGAACTCTTCTCTTGTCTTTATATCTTCAGGTCTCTTTTCAATACTTACTCCAGCATTGGCTCTTGATTGCGTTTTTACCTTCTTGGTCTTATTTCTTCGAACTCCTTTTACAGGGAGTTCCTTATTTGTAATTCTTAAAAATATGCCTTTGTCTATGTAGCTATAGAGCGTCTGCTTGCTGATAGTAGTTTTAAAGTTTAATCCTTGTGTTGCGATTTCCAAAAGTACCGCCTCCGGCGAATATCCATCATCTGCTATCCTATCTTCTATATGCTTAGCAAGAGCATGGTCATTGCCTATCTTTAGATCCGGACCTTTTTCCTTTAAATTTGCCCTATATCTTTCTTCTGCAATATCCGGAGAATACCTTGTTTCCTCTGTCAAGTCTGAATTTGTGTGGATGTATCTGCCTCTTCCAAGTTCCCTATAAACTGTACTTATATGTACACCTATCTGCCCTGCTATCTCTCTCCTACTTATTCCGGCTTTCTCCAATGCCTCAATTTTCAACCTATCCGACCTTGTTAATTGTCTGAATCTTCGCATTACATCTCCTCCAATCAGTTATATTATTATGGCCTCTAGTTATAAAAAATCAATACTTTCTTTATGAAATAACCAACAAAGATTCTCTTCAAACTATGCCGAAAGATTGGTAAATATTTAGCTTATATATAACTTGAAGTTATATCGACTTCAAGGTAATATACAGACACCTTAAAGGTAAACTAAAAAAACGGAGGTTTAAAAATGAAAGATTTTACAGCTACATACTTTAGAAGGAACAATCAATTGACTAGTGGAGGATATGAAACCACAAGAACTATACAGGCCAGCACTTTAAAGTCCGCTAAAAAGAAAGCACAAGCTATCGCAGATAAATGCTTGTATGGGTCAATGACTCTTATAGATGTAAATCCAAAAAATTAAAAGTATTACAAGTCAAAGTCCTTTTCGGTGGACGGTTAAACTGGGTAATATACACACAACCTAAAGGAAATAAATTATCAGGAGGATTCAGCAATGAAAAAACAAGGAAGTATCACAGGGTTAGCGCAAGAGGTTTTTATGGAATACGTAGAAAAGAGTAGTGCATACGATTTTGCAATAAACCAACTACTGATTGATATTACAAATGAATTTAATGCTGTTTATGACAGTGCCGACATTGATTTTACTATTGAAAGTTTACCTTTGACCGCTCAAGAGGAATTTATAAAAAGAGCATTTCAAATTGTAGTGTAGTCTACTATATATGCCTTGCTGGTGGGTGGTTAAACCAGATTTTATATTTCATCTGACATATAGAACTTATTTTGACTCTAAGCCACCATTGTTCGGTCCCAAGTCCGGAATGAAAAGTGTGAGGGGAGCAAGAATTATGCCGTGTCTGAGTGTTAGTTGACAGGTTTGACTGGTTTTTAATGTGAAAGCCTTAAAAGTAGGAGGAGTTATTGGCACTGCCGATTGCCTATTGTAACTTGTTGATTTTGTTTCCTGCTTTGCAGAGGAAGGTCAGGTGATGTGTAATTAGAAACGATGCTTCTACCAATGAGCAGTATCACTGGTCACTCTATCCATTCGAGTGAAATCGAAGGGCGACATGGCTAATTCATTTTTATTGTTTATGAAAGGGTACATTTAAATTATGATTAAAAAAGACAAATTATTAGGAATAATGCATGCTCATGGTGATAAGTGTAAGGACTTAGCTGCAGCCATTGGCATGTCAGTCCCTAACTTTTCAACTATCTGGAATGGCAGAAGTGAGTTCTCTATAAAATACATTCGTAAAATTGCAACTCGTTATAATTTATCAGCTACTGAAGTGTATGAAATCTTTTTATTTCCGGGAAAATAAAAAGTTATAAAATCCTTTAAAAATAGTTGACGACCCGTCTATTTTATGCTATACTAATATCAGTTAAGGGGAATACCTCTTAACTGTATCAACCAAGAGTAGGTGGAGAAAGGAGGTCATATGGAGAGCATGACAGATAAGCAAATGGAAGTAATTCTCAATCTCGTAGCTGACAAGTTTGCTGCTTGTAAGACTATGGATGAAGTAAAAAAGGCTATCAATGATGTTCGAGAGATGGCTAAAAAAGAAAAAGCTAGCGAATAGCTAGAAATGAGGCAACAGGGGACGGCGGACTTACTCACACCGTCCTATCTGTTAAGAATAACATATCATAGAAATGGAAATCTTACAACATGAAAAATTGCAATCAGCGCACACTAAATGTCATGTTCCAAAAAGCAGGTTCAGGCTCTATATCAACAAGGATATCTTTGCCAAAGGATTGGGTTAATGCAATGGGAATAACTCCCGAAAACCGACAAGTCACAGCCACTTTTGATGAAGAAAAAAGAACAATCCACATACAGTTTGAAAAGCAGGAATAACAAAAAGCCTTGCACTGGAAGAGTGCTATCACTCCCAGGCAAGGCCTTTTTAATTTATTTCACTACATCTCCATCGGAGCTTTTCTTTAAAATATCTATTGCCTTTGCAATCGCTACCGGAATCGGAATTCCCATTAATCCAGCATTCTCAATGATTGAAATTGATTCATTTACTATGAATGCTATTATTACGGCATCCTTTATGTACGTAGTCTGCATCACTATATCAAGTCTGACTGCTACTAAAACTATTAGAAGAGCGACTCCCTTCCTACATAGACCCTTGAATCCTGCTCTGGATTCAAGAGCTCCATTCTCAGACTTCTTGCTCTTCTTAAAAATTCCAGCAACTGTTAGTCCTGTTACATAGTCTACTGACATAAATATCATTAGAGTGATAAGTGCATCGCTCCATCCTCCGAACGCCATGGCTATAAATCCTCCTATTACTCCTACTGCTGAATATAAAATACTTGCTCTCATAATTTTCTCCTTTACTTTACTAATTGATACTTTGACAAGTCAGGATCCGTGGTGTCAAATTCTTTTTTATATTCACCATCTGAATCCACCCAATAATAAATATTTTTATCCTTGCTCTTAATGTATGAGTTTCTCGCCATAAGACCTGACTCCTGCAGATAGTAGCTCTTGCCATCAATTGCTATCCATTGACCACTTATCATTGCTCCGTCTACATTCAGGTAGTACCACTCAGGTCCTTGCTTAAACCATCCGACTATCATATAGCCTTTCATATCAAATACATACCATCGACCATTTATTAGCGACCAACGTCCTGCGATATAGCTGTATGGACTATCTGCGTACCACCATTTTCCGTTATGATTTTTATTCCATCCAAGCTTAAATGAAGGCTTTTTTTGCACTTCGTTACCTGCTCTTGATCCATTCTCAAGCACAATGGCAGTATGGTGAAATTCATACAACAGTATGTCTCCTCTTCGCAAATACTCATCTGTCATAAGATACTTAGGAGCATCAAGCAATTCAAACTCACCTGTCTTTAACAATGCGGCAGATTCATTTCCTGTATAAATACTTCCGGACACCCTCACGCCTGCCACATTTACACAAACTGAAACCAGTGCAGAGCAATCAG